TTGTTTTGGTGGAGATAAGCGGGATCGAACCGCTGACCTCTTGAATGCCATTCAAATAAACGATTTTATTATTTTCTCTAAATTGTTGCCTATTTTCGCGTTATAAGCGTTTTAAGGCTTTGTTTTTGCCGTAAAAGTTATTATATTTCATGGCAAAATTTAATAAAAATCGCCCGAAATGCTGCAAAAATGCCGTCTATTACAGACGTATTACAGACATTGTTTATTCCACGTCCACAATTCCGAAGTAATACGCTGCCATCTTTGCATTGGGGCTTTTCGCGTCCTTATCGAACAGAAACGCCTTTGCCATGCAAGCGTAAAATTCGGGTGTGCCTACGTTGTATTTGTTGGCGACGGTGCAGTAATCCGAATACATCATGTTCATTGCTACGTTCCAGCAATAATCGGATATATGATCGAATTTTACGCCGATGGACTGTGCAACTGCTGTTGTCTGCGCGATCGTCCAGTGTCCGCCGGTCGTGCCGTCGTCGTTCAGCATTTTAGCGTTCCATGCCTCCGCGTCGTCACGAGTAAATTTACCTGTGCGGCATAGACACTGTTCCATACTGTCTATCGCTTCCCAGCAGTCAACCATACCATGTATCGCTTGATATGATCGTTCGGTTGATGGCAACGCCATGTATTCGGCTATGGATTTTTCAAGCTTTTCTTTATAGGCTTTGATTTTATCTTTCATAATCAAACACCCTCGATTCTTTATATTTTTTGAAGGTTTCTAAAAATTCGTTTGCGCTTTCTACTGTAGAACAACTACAGCAGTAGTGAAGTTTGAACAAGAACAAAATGAAGTCCACCCCTAAGTTGTCTTCATTCATGCCAGCTTCACCATGCTTGCGCAAACGTGGTTGATTGTACCTGCTATGCCGCTTATGGCCGCGCTGATAGTGGGAGCACTATTGCAGCATACAGGGATATAAATTGTGGTTTCGATGTGCAGTGTGTAAATGTTGTTTGCTACGGTCGTTACCTGTGCATCGGCGCAAGGCAGCGCAACGGTATCTTTAAAGGCTTTAAGCTCGGCTGTACCGGCTGCGTCAGCTGTGAATACAACATCATAGCTGATGCGATAAAGGCCGCTGGACGCGACTACAAAGCCGCCTGTGACGGTATCTATCGAACAGCCGGTGTCGGTGTTCAGGATGCCCAGTATGTTAACGGGTGTACCGGTAGCGGCGAAGGTCTGCGCGGTGTTGTTGTATGCGTTCTGTGCGCTTTTGTAATGCGCGTTTTTTAGTTTAGAATTGCAAACCATAATTAAAATTCCTTTCATAGTTTGATTTAATATTAAAGCCCGGACAGCGTCGTTACCGTCCGGGCTAACGCTGTTAAAGCGGATAATCAATTAGGGTTATGCGCAGCAACCGCCGCCGCAAAACGGGGACATACCGGCATTGTAGGTGTAGCCGTTAGGATAGCGAACTACGCCATACATACGGTTATCCATTTCAAGGCTGGCAATACGCGCCGACTGCTCGGCGATACGCTGTTCAAGCTGCGACTTTTCCAGCGCCGCAAACTTTGCTTCAATGTTCGCGTTTACTCCGTCGATAGCTCTCTGCGTGTTGCAGCAGCATTCCGCAAGCTGTGCCTGAATGCCGTTAGCAGTCTGCATGATGGCCGTGTTCGTGCCATTCTGCGCAAGCGCCATCTCTTTACCGAGCTGGCCGATGTTGCCCTGCACATCGTAGCCGAGACTGCAAATGCCGTTGCCGATGCTGGTAAGGCGATCATTAAGCTGGCCGAACTGCTGGCCGAAAAGTATCTCCTGCTGTGATGCAGCGGTTGCATGCTGGCCGTAATCACCGCCGCGATTAAAGCCGCCGAACATCATAAAGAACAGGAACAGTACAACCACAAGCAGCAAACCGCCACTGCCGAAGCCGAAGCCGTTGTTATCTTTGTTGCCTACAACGGATGCGAGATCGGACAAACTGTAATTATCCATCGTTTTTCTCCTTTCGTAGAAATTTTTTATAATAAACCGTGTCGACCCGGCTTATTTCAGAAACTGCATGAAGAATTTTGCTTGTTCTTTTAATTCTTCAAATTGTTCTTTCGTCATTCGCCCCGATGTTAGAAGCTTTTCGATTTCCGCGCCTGCTTTTTCAGGTGTCATGCCCTGCGCGAATTTGCGAAATTCAGCTATCATTGCAATAGGGTTATTCGGCATTCGCTTTCCCACGCTTTGCCCTAACATCTGCATCATCGGATTTGCCATTTAACATATCCTCCAGTCGTTTTATTCTGATTTCAAGATCGTTTAAGTTCACTTCGGGCGCGGCCTGATAAGGCGCGATGGAATACGGCGTTATCGTCGGATAACCTGCGCCGTCAGTCGTTTTCAGCCACACTATAGGATCGTTTTCATCCAGCAGCAACACCGAGCTGTCAGCGGCCATCCTGAACGCGTCAGCGCCGTTTCTGCCGTTTACTTTGATAACTTGGCATCTTTGCGGCATCTGCGCTCCTGTGCCCATCTGTGGCGCGTAGGGCGGTGCATATCCATAGCCGTTTCCGTAACCGTACATTCCGTTCATGGGTTAACCCCCTTTATTTTTTCTGCCTAAATCATCGCATAAAAAAAGCCCCGTAACGTGTCAGTTACAGGGCGATAATGTGTCATAAAAAAAGAGGGTAACGCATAATGCGCTACCCTTTAGCTATGTCCGCTATTTTGTTTTTGATGCTGCGTATACGCCGGTTGATCGTTTCAACACTGCAATGCCGCCGGTCGGCTATTTCGATGATGGATAATCCGTCGGCGCGTAGATTAAGTATTGTCTTTTCTTCAAGCGTAAAGCCGCATTCAGCTATCAGCCGTTCGCGCAATGCCGTTGGAAATTGCAGCTTGCATTTTCGCTTCGGCTGCGCTATTTCTTTCAAGGCTTCCATTGTCACCGCCTATCAAAGCTTCATAGATGATATCGGCAAGGTTTGCCGATGCCTCGTCAATGCCGTTTATCCGGCAAAATTCTTTGATGGTTGCAGTCATCAAACAGCCTCCGTTTATGGTTTACAAGGGATTACTTATCACACTTCGGCTTATCGTACTCCATAGCCTGCTTGCTGTCGCTTACCCCGGCGGTCGTCGGGTCTGTGACAACGCCGAGGATGGTAAGCACCGCGAACAGCGCGTTTAAAACGGCCAGCAGCTTATCGCCCAGCGCGTCAAGCTTGAGATCGATGCCGAACACAGCCGCCACCACCTGAATAAGCAGCAGCACCGCCGGAACGAGCGCGAGCCAAAAGGTTTTGTTTTTAAGTCTTACAGTCCAGTTGATTTTCATAAATGTGCCTCCTGTTAATGATGATGATTTTTCATGTCGTTTTCAAGATCGCTTATGCGATGGTTGATTACCTTAATCTGTTCCTCTACCACAGGCATACGCTTTGCAAACTTGTTGTGCTCCCTGACCTCTCGTGTCAGCTCGATCACCTTTGTTTCCATTACCGCCTGAGATTTGTTATTGCTGATAAGTACGCCGATAAGCGTCAGCACGCCGGTTATGATAGCTACGACTACACTTTCAACCATTATTTTTTAATTATCCTCTCGCAAAAAATTATCGTCCTGAGCATGTCCTCGGTCAGGTCAACCACGCCGTTGCCCTTGCCCTGAATAACGCCGTCGGCCATAAGCTTCTTCACCGTGTCGCGGTAAAAGCCCTCCGGCACATCCTCTATCGTTTTCCATCTTTCCATTTCTTCATCCTCGCTTTCTGCTGTATATTTCGGTCTGCCGAAGCCGTAGACCGTACCGCTGTTCAGGCTGTGCCGGACGCGCTGGACGCTGTTCTGATAGTTACCCTCGATGGTCACGAACGTGCTGCCGTTAACGCTTTCGACAATGCCTGTGTGGCACGGGAGGCCATCGCGCGTGTCTTTCTGGAAATACTGATCGCCGACCTGCGGCTTGGTGAAAAGCCTCGCCTGAGCCGCGTAGTACTTCGCCCAGCTTACGCAGCTCGCGCCATATTGCCCGGTAAGGCACAGCGTTTCCTTTGCCGCGTTTCCGGCTATGCGCCAAAAGCACCACGCTACAAAGCTTGTGCACCATTCGTAGCCGTTCTTCGGCGTGTTCCAGAATTTCGCTTTGTCTAATTCCGCCTGAAACATCGTGAAGTTGCCGCGCCCGGCGTTATCTGTGAAACTGTATAGGTCTTTATTCGATGCCTTTTCCTTGTAACCTATGTATTTTGCGGCCAGCTCAAGCACCTGTTTTGCGGTTATGTCCATTATACTTCCTCCCTAACCATCGCCGCGATATGCCGCAAGTCATCAATCGGGGCGCTGTAAAGCTCGTTGCCCCACAGCCAGTAGTCAACATGGTCGCGGCGCTTATACTTGCGGCTTATCTCATCCGCCCAGACTTTATCCCACCGTGCCTGATGGTCTTCGTCCTGCTTCTCAAGCGTCTTAGTAATGCTCTCTATCAGCTTGCCGCGCTCTTCTCCGTTGCCGTCAGCGGCGTAGCAAAAGAACTTATGCGCCATATCGCTCGTGGTCGTGCATATTGGGCTGCCGTCGAGAAGCAGAAAGCCGTCGCTCTCGCTTATCTCCGTGCCGTAGGGGATGTTGACCGCACCGCACAGCGCGTTGAACTTCGCCCTTTTCCGGCAAATGTAATCAGCCATTGACTTCCTCCCACTGCCACAGTCCCTCGGTATCGGGTGCCCAGACGCACGGTGTCATCGTCAGCTTGCACAGATAGATTTTGCCGTTATAGCTGTAGTATTTTTCGGCAACGGTGTCCATACCCGAGATATACGGTATCGGGTCTTCCAACGTGCCGGTGTGGGTCTGGTCTATCGGGCGATACACGGCGAGCATGCCCTCGCCATGGGGCGGCTGGTGCTCCTGCGGCGTCACGCCATCGGCAGGCACAACGCGATACAGTGTGCCGCCATCGTTGATGATTGTGTTTGCCGTAAGCGCCGCTCCGGTTTCCAGCGCTTCTTCCCACGTTTTGAACAGTCCCGGCATCTGCAATGCAACGGCGTCGTCAAGGTCTGCTGCTGTCTGTATGAAAACCTTTGCCGCAACCTCCATCTGCCCTGCCATCTTAGTGCTGTCAACAACGGCTTTATTCGTTGCCGCAAGCTCATTGCCCATGTCCACTTCAAGCAAGAACACCGTCTCAAGCCCATCCATCGCGTCTCGGTCAAGCAGATGATAGGGCTTGCCGTTGTGGGCAATGCCTGTCGCTTCTGTCTCGCTGCAAAGCACATAGCTGCCGTTTGCGGCGATTTTTATGTATGTCGGCTTTTCCGTAAGGCCCACTGCGCTGTTTTCGGTTGATATGATTTTGTACATTTGTGCCTCCCTTTTCAGACGTAGAATATAGGAGCGGAGAGTATCCTTGTTGATGTCGCAAAGGCTTTAATCTCTTCGCCTGAGTACCCAATGCCGTAACAACTTGACTTCCTGTTAAATTGGTTATATTCATCTCGGAGATAAGTGCGTCTCTGGCCGGCTCCATCTTTAAAGCTGTCGTCGGCTGTCGGCTGATTGTCAGTTGCCCAGTGGACAAGCGAATTTCCAGCTCGATAATAATCGTATTGCTGCTGATGACTGCCCATCGAAGAAAACAGAACCGACTGCTCGCCGAAGCACTCTACTGTGCCCATTAAATGCAACGTATCGGAGTCCGGTTGAACTGAAAACGTCGGAATCTGAGAACCAGTTGACGAGACAGTAGCTTGTTGATAATACTTCGTCGTCGTTTTCCAAACGGCCGTTAAATCGGCTGGCAGTTTCGTTTTAATCGTTGCAAGCGGAATTATTGAGTCTTGGTAATAATCTGACAAACCCACTTGTTTTCCGTTCTGCTTGCCGATATGAAAATGTATTCGGTTGGAACCCTCGCGCGCGGCGTTATGGTTAAATCCCAAGATGAATGCGTCCAAAGTCACGTCCAAATATGACGTCGTGGATGGGGTATATGTTTGGAGTGATGTCACGACTATTGACTTCGTGTCCCCAACACTCCAGATACTTGGCGCAAGCCCAGCATCGCTTGCTGCGCGAATTTGAGCCCATGTATTGTCGTTTAGAACTGGGCTAAACGTGCTCGATGTCGCCGTCAAGCTCACCACTCGCCGCGCAGTCTGATATTTCTTTTTCGCGTTATAAGCGAAAGCTCGATAGTAATACGTTGTTCCGGCAGTCAGCCCGGTATCGGTATAAGTAAGCGCTGTGCCCTCGTACACCACCGTGCCGTCCGAAACCTTCTCGGGGGCGCTCCCGGCCTTGCGAACAATGCGTACACCTACAAAGCTGCTGTCTTCGTCAACCGTCGGCGCTTCCCATGACAGCCGGGCAGACAATGCGGTTGAGCCGGGGATAACTTTGAAATTCTCCACCTGTCCGCACAGCTGCGGTGTGCCTCCGCCGCCTCCGCATCGGTTTATTAAAGGCATTACAAATCCCTCCTTATGATGATGGTTACAGGGATATCTACAGTCGGGACATCACCCAACGCCACGAGCTGTATGCTGCCATCTGCCTGCGTGCCGCCGACAATCATTGCACCGCTCAGTGCTTCCATCTGAGCCTGCGTTATGCCGTTGTTCTCTCTCGGCAGCAGCTCCACCGCTGATGTTGCAGTGATGTTGGAGTTGCTGAGGGTGTATTTTTTTGCGGCGCTCCATCCGGACGCAGACAGCGTTGTGTTGACCTTAGTGCTGAGTCCGGCAGAGGTTAGTATCCATGTATACCCCGTCGCTTCTGCCGCCGTGCAGTACCACACGCGCTTGTTCGTTTTGTCTATGTACTGCTGCCCGACGCTGCCAACAGTCGATGTTGTGGGTGGCGCGGTGCCGATGATGGGTTCGGGCGCTTTTTTGCCGAGTTCGATGCGGATATCGTTATGCGCGTTTGTGCTTGCGTTGTGTGCGCTTACCGCCGCTTCTGCTGCGCCTTTTTCTTCGTAGGTGTCCGCTAAATCCGGCAGCAGGCTGTCTGATAGTTTGCCGTCTTCGCCGACAACAGGCCGCTTTTTCAATTCCTCGTCGATGATATCGGCGTTGCCGTTTAAATCGGCAATATTGATGAAATCACTGTCAGCCGGTTTTTTCAGATTGTAATTGGTGGTATATGTAGCCATCAGGCAGATACCTCCTCTTTAAGATTTTGCCATGTCTTAGTTTTCACGCTGCCCCAGGTCTTTGTTTTCGCACTGCCCCAAATGTTATAAAGCAGGCTGACGGAAAAGGTCATGTTGTACGGTAGCATGCGTTCAAGCGTTTCGCGTATCACGTTTTCCTGCTTCTTTACGCCCAGCGCGACTTTTACATCAACGTTGAATTTTGAAGTTGTGATAGTAAGCACATAGCCGCCCTTGCCGCACAGCGTTTCAAGCCAGTTTTTCAAGCTGCGCCGCGTGTAGGGCACATTTTCAGTGTACAGGCTTTGCAGCCTGAAACGCCTGTCATCGAGCGTGTCGGACGCATACGGTGATATGCCCAGCATGCTCTCTCGCCGCGCTATGCCGTCTTCGGTAGCTGTTTGTATAAACTGATCGTTCATGCAGGCTTCGGCGGCATCCCACAGTGCTTGTATCTCCGGCGTTTCCGTGTCCATAACGGCGCGGATTTCCGCAACGTCCTTCAAAACGCCGGGCAAATATTCTTTCAGATCGATAGTGCGTAGATTATTAAAGTTGCGCATTGCTGAAAAGCCCCCTGACTGCTACAGCGTCCTTATCCAGCGTTAAGTTACTGGTTTGATTGTTTATCTTCGTGCCGGTGATATCCACGATGCCGGGAACGGCAAGCAGCCGCGCTTCTATCTGCGCTATGCGGACTATCAGGTTGCTTTCCTGCGCCCACGTTGCATTAAGCTCTGAATAGTATTTATCCAGCGTCGCTTCAATGTAAGGTTCACATTCGGATAAATTCCATCCGCTTTGGAATGTCAGCGTGGTAAAGATGTTTATCGTCGTCCCCGTCGCGCCGACAACGGTAACCTCATGATCGATAGGCGCAAGCCCCATGCCGGCGCCGCTGTTCTGCGTGGGGTCTATAGTCGTTTGCACGGTGCTTACAAGCGCTGTAGACGGCGGCTGATAGTTGCTGTCGGTGATAACAAGCTTTACTGTTCCTGCGCCGTTCCACGCCCTGTAGGGCTTACAGCCGCCCACGCCGGGCAGTGCTTCGGTAACGTCGATGTACTGGCTTCGGTTAAAACCGTATGCCTGATTGCTGAAGCTATTCAGATATCGTGTGCGCAGTGCGTCGGTGCTTTCCTCATCCTCGCCGTTTATGCTGATGCTTGTCAGCGCCGCCGCCGTCAGGCCGTCGATGTAGTCAATGGGTATCAGCTGGCCTAAATAGTTGCCGGGGTCTGCGCCTGCCGTTTCGCAGGTAAGATAGAATTTGTTATCTTCGATCTTTTCGGTAACAGCCCAGTTGTATTTATCGCAGCTGAAACGCGCTCCGATGCTGACGTTCATATTGAACACGCCCACGCCGACCGCGTATGTTGCAGGAAGCGGCGCTATTCCGCGTTCCGCACAGCGCTTTATCAGGTATTCGCGGCTTGCGGTATCGGCAAACGTTTCATTTAGAACGCTGTCCAGCGCGATATACAGCATTGCGCTTTCAAGCGAATTCGGCGCAAGGGCGTCGTAGATTATCGAACCCTCGCGCTTGTCCAAATACGACGCGACGCGTGCAAGCTTTTCCTGCAATATTGCTTCATAGGTTTTATCTTCGTACATCCGTAGTCACCTCCGTTTCGCCAAAAACGCTATGCACGGTAAATATCACATGCACAGCGTTCTTTTTTGTTTCAAATTTGAAATTATCAACCGCCGTTATGCGGTCGTCCTGTAACAGCGCGTCGCTTATGCGGCGCTTGATTTCCGATAAAACGTATTCCTTCGGCTGGCCTATAAAGCCGTCAAGCTCCGCGCCGTAGTTCCATGAATAAATCAGGTGCGCAAAACGTTCTGTGCTTAAAGCCAAATACACGGCCTGTTTTACCGCTTCAAGGCCGTCCACTTTGCCGCGTATTCGCCCGTTCTCGGCATCAAGCGCGTAAGTCAATGACGGTTGTGTTTCGTCTTCCAGCGTTAATAGTTCATCGTCAACAACGGGTATCATGCCGGTGTCACCACCCTGTCTAAAATAATAAATTTCTGTCCGCCGTCGGCGCGTAGCAGTATGACGCGTTCGCCCGTTTTCAGACCATAGTGCAGCTTGTATTTTTTCCTTTCGCCGCTCTCCGGCGTGATATATACCGAGTGATCGCGCACGGCGTTTGTAAGCATCAATTGTGCCGCCGTCAGCTCAAGCTTTTGATCTATCTGCACTTTAAGCGGCGATACGCTGTTTACAGTGCCCAGCACGAGCGCAAACGGCTTTGATGCTCTAACCGCCTCCACCGCTGCGCGTTTTACGTCGTTCAGAAACGGTGCAAAATCAGCTGACAAATTGTCCACCTCTCAATTTCAAATCCATTAGGTGCTGGCCGTTTGTAAAGTTGTGCGTTACACTTTCGACCATAAGATAGCTTTGCACGTTGATATCGCCAAGCCCCAGTTTTACAATGACGCTTGAGCCGCCGCGCACACGGATATCACCAAGCGCGTTTGATACGGATAACGTGCGTGTCAGCGAATTATACAGCTTTAACAGCGCTTCAGCCTTTGCTGCGCCCGATGTGGATAATTCAACGCTGTCGGTGTATTGCAGCAAGCCCCAGCGGTTTATGTTCGCACTATCCTTTGCAATGAATACTTCGCGCTTGCCGCTGTCCTGATTTTCAAACGTTATCTTGATTTGATTGTACGTCTGATCGTCGATTGATGTGGTATACGAATAATCGCCGATAGTATCAGCGTCTATCAGCAAATCAAGCTTCATGCTCTCGATGTTCTTTAGCGTCAGCTTTCCCACATCGTCGTACAGTACATACAGCTTTGTTTTTGCCTGTAGCGTTTCATCAAGCGCGTTTTGTACGATATCGAACAGCGTACTATCATCTTCGGTGCGTGAACCGATAACATATCCCGTATCTTCAAGCGTTCCGACTTTTAAATTAAAGTCATCGGCTATCATGCGGATTACTTCGTTTGCCTTTTTGTTGGAATAAACGTAGGTGTCTTTATTTTTGAAGTATCGCAGCTGATCGTATGCGGTAACTTCAATCACATTCGGCGACGTACCCGAACGGCTTTTTTTAAATACAAAGCCATAGAACAGATCAATACCGTCAATTGTCAACTTTACCGGGTTGCCTTCGGCAAAGGATATCACATCGTCCTTTACAACGGAAAATGTCAGCTTGCCGGGCGTTCCCTTGCGTTCCCACGTAAGCTTTACGTCTTCGGCAACAATGGGATAATAGATGGTGCTGTCACGCTGTATCAAAATGTCAACTTTCACGGGATAGTCAACACCTGCCCTACGTAGATCAGATTAGGATTGCTGATCTTGTCCTTGTTGGCATTGTAAATTTTCGTGTACTGTGCACCGTTGCCGTAATACTTCTTTGCGATAGTCCACAGGCAGTCACCGCTTTTTACGGTATAGGTCTTTGCGGTCGGCTTACCGGAAGTTTCACGCGGTGTTTCGGTTTTCAGCGTTGATTTGCTGCTGTTGTCGGGCTTCGTAACCGTTACTTTCTTCGTCGCATAGTCAATATACTGTTTCAGATTTATGCTTACAGTTACGTCAAAGCCGTCTGTAGCGTCCTCTGATACCGTGTAATCTTCAAGGCTTACTTTTATGTTCGTATCGTAAAGCTTGTCACCTGACGGCGATACGCGGCTTACGATGAAGCGAAACGGCTTCTTTCCCGTCACGTAGCTTTCAAGGATGCCTAAGTAATAATCCGGCTGGTGATATTCCGATGCGAAAGAATACTGCTCAAGCATCGGCAGCAGCATTTCAAAGCTGATTTCCGTTAAGCCGGGCGAACGAAGAAAATTAATATCTCCCTCGTTCACCAGCGTCAGTGTTTTATTGTTGCCCTTGATTTTAACGGACAGCTTCGACGGGGTAACAGGCAACTGCATATCATCGAAAAAGAAACTATACATTATGCGTGTACCCCCTCTGCCGCGACGGTAAGGGCTTCGGCAAAGCCGTCAGTCAGGACGCGCAGAACACCGTCTAAATCCATGTCCGATGATATTCTGTTCGTCATACCCGTCATGTCGATTTTTACCTCTGCCGTTGTGAAACGGTTGATTGCTTCCTGCTCGGCGAGATCGCGCAGATACTTCAAATCTTCGCTTGTGTTTTTCAGCGAAGATGCCGCGCTGCCTGTATTCTCCGCAGTGGCTTCTGTGTTGGCTGCCGCCTGCCCTAATAAGCCTCCTATGCTATCGCCCAAGCCGGTTATTTTGTTTGAAATACCTTCGCCGAAATTATAGCCGGATTTATATGCATCGCTTGCCCAGCCTGAGCCAAAAGCGTCGAATGTGTTAAAGCCCGTTTTAAACGCATCTGCAACACTTTTGTATTCTTTCATGCTGCCTTTCGCTTCTGCTGCGTTTTTTGCGTAAGTACTTGCTTTGCTTGTTAGTCCATCAACATCTATACTTACAAACGGCAATTTGTTTAGTGCACCAGCTATTTTACTGATAACATCCATAACAGTAGATAGCAAATCCCAAAATAGCACTTTTACACCGGCAATAGCATTGTTAAATGCCGCACCGATGTTATACACACACGCAAGAAATGCACTTGCAATTCCCAGCGCAACATTAGCGGCCATTAAGCCAGCATTTTTAACAGCAGCTACAGCGACGTTTATCCCGCCGCATATAACGCCAATAGCAGAAATGGACGTACCTTTAACGCGATTGATTATCCCGATTACAGCCGCTATCAGTGCAATCAACGCTATAATGCCGATGATAATAAGCGCTACCGGATTAAGAGCCAGCACAGCATTTAATACAGCCTGCGCAGCTGCCCATGCTTTTGTTGCCGTGGTAACTATAGCCGTCCACATCGCCGCACCCTTTGTCGCTATCAGCCATACGCCGACAGCAGCCGCGATGCCTAATACAATCGGCGCAATGATCGGCCAGTTATTAGCTACAAACTGCGCTATTGCACTGATGAGCTTGAATATCGGCGTCAAAACGCGCAATATAACATTCGATGCAACCGTCCATATCTGCGACCATGTATACGGCATTTTACTGAATTTTTTATCTATTTCGTTTGCGCTTGCAAGCATCGCCTTTTTTACAACATCGGCGCTTATTTGCCCATCTGCTGCCATGCTGCGGATTTTGCCTAACGGAACATCAAGATAGTCGGCTACAGTCTGAATTATCTGCGGTGCTTGTTCAAATACGCTGTTGAGTTCTTCGCCGCGTAAAACACCGGATGACATAGCCTGTGTTAACTGCAAAGTCGCTGCCTTTTGCCCCTCCGCTGATGTGTTACTAATAACGAACAACTTATTAACGCTTTCCGAAAAACGTAACAATTCTTCAGCATTGGCAAATGCGCCCTTTGCACCTACACCGGCGTTTGTGCCCATGTTGGTAACGAAATTGGCAGTATCCAAATATCCGGCGCGTGAACGGTTAGCAAGTGAATAGATCGCGTCATTCATCTGGCTTGCCGCCGCGTCGCTGCCGGTAAGCATCTTCATTCGGCCTTGCGCCTGTGTAAGATTATCGGATAATTCAACAGCTTTTTTTACAGCTGCGACACCGCCGACAGCTGCCATGATTTTTCTGAATTTTGATGCTGTTTTATCGGCAGTATTACCGGCTCTTTCGGTTTTTTCTTCAATATCATCGATAGCAGCGCCCATTTTTGCCAGTTCGTCACGTGCAGCTTTCAGCGCCTTTGTATCAACAGGCTTACGCGTTGCTTTCTGCATCTGCTCCATGCTGCTGATAACAAGGTTCATCGCCCTGTTTATGCTGCGCAGTGGCTTTGTCATCGCATCCTGTATCGATAATACTGTTTTGATAGTGGCCATAACGACCCCCTTTTTAACGGGAGCGCCGGAGCAGACCCCGTTTACTTCGGCGCTTATTTCTTCTTTATTTTGGCCGCTTCTTTTCTTTCCTGTTCGGCCTTGCGGTCTATCGCCGCGATAACAAATGCCTGCTCCTGCGGCGACAGTTCAAAAAAAACATGCGGTGCCCAGCGGAATTTGTGAAGGCAATAGTAAACATAAAGCGTTTCGGGGTCGCCTTCTTCAATTAGTTTTTTGCTTCTTCAACAAGCTCGTCGCCGGTTTTAAAGCCGCACTGCTCTATTATCTTTACGGTGTAATCGTCAAACTCGGCAGGTGTAAGCATAGCGACGATAAGGTTATCTGCGCTTCTTACATGATACGAATTCTGTAATTCACTGTCGTTCAGGTTCGGGAACACGGTGCAGCATGCAGCCAGCTTTGCGGTATATGCCGCCTCGTCAAATTCCTGCGTGGTCTGCCCCTTGCGACCGCCGCGAACGGGAACAGTGCGCATGCACGTTTTACGCAGTTCCGCGTTTTCCGCTGCCGTGATGCACTTTACTTCCCATTCAATAGCATCGCCGTTTTCGTCCACAAATCGGTCGGAAACGGCGTACTTTATGTTATTAATTTTCTTTGCGTTTTCAGCAAGAAACGCGGAAAGCGAATTAGCCATGTATTATCCTTTCTTTACTGCATGCCGTTAAGCAGGTTGAATTTTTCGGGCATCTCCCAATCGTCAAACGTGCCCTCGATATCCTCATCAAGCGTCTCGGCATCGGCATCAAATTTGGTAAGCGTACCGCCCTTGAAATAGCAGTTTTTCAAGATGATCGTCTGCCTGCCGTTAGAAGCTGTGGGATCTTCGTTGGTTACCTGGATATCAAAGCGCGGCAATTTGCCGGTACGCTTGTATTCCAGCATCATTTCCCTGAAAACAGACTGGTTATACTGCGCATTGCCCGACCATGTACCCGTCCAGCCGGTGGGCTTGTTGCCCTTGCCGGACTTGCCGAGAATGGGAACCTCAACAAGATTTATCTCCGCGCTTGCTTCAAAGGATACGAAGTTTATCATTCGGTATCTGTTGCCGTCAGCAAGCGTAATAAATGCCTCAGCCTGTGCACCGGCTATCGCATCGAGCGCGTCCATATGAATACGATCCATAATTTATCCCCTTTCTTACATAATCACGATGGACATATAAAGCTGTTCCATCGCGTTGATAATGTTCAGGTCTTTGATCGTGCACAGAACGGAGCGCTTTGACTCGCCCTGCTCCACAGTCACGCTATCAGGTTCAAAGTTTTCGATGGCGCGAATACTCTCAAGCGCCTGATGCAGCTTGCAGATATCATTCCACAGCGAAATACGGCCAGCCGCGTCGTTTGCGACAACACCGAGATAGCGCGTGTTGAACAGCACCGCCGCATCGTTGGCTATCTGATCGCATACCCTGATAGTCTGATTGTTCTTGAAGATATCGCCCTTTGTTTCCGATGTGGTAGTGAGGGAGTTTATATCCTCCAGTACGCGAACATCGCCGTTTACGTTGTGCATAACAAAACGTCCGGCTTCGATATCCGCCGCAAGATCAGCCTGTGTCTTGTCAACGTCAATCGACAACTCGCCGTCGTATTTTTTGTTGGTGTTGGATTTGTTTACAGCGCATCCGGCAGAAGCGCCGGTCACCCAGTAAACAAGTGCATACTGGCCGATGCCTGCAACGTTCGACGGGTAATCAGCCGCCTTGCTTGCAACTTCGATAACGCCCTCATAGTCGGCAATTTTCGCATTGGCAGACAGGTTGAAAATAACCGTCTGAAACTTTGCGCCGACTTCATCGCGCATACGCTTTGTGTAATTCATGTACAGCTTTGCAGTGGTAGTGTCATCGGCAGGACAGCCGAGCGTGTTAAAGCTGTAGCTTTCAAACTTATCAAGCGCCGCCTGATGTGCCGCTGCATTGGCAGTGCCGTTAGTGCCGCCGCTGAGTGCGGTTTTAGTCGTTACTTCAAGCGTTGCATTAGTTTTCCATGTAACAAAGTCGTTGTCTTTCAGCGCCGTTGCCGCCGCTACGGTCTGCGCATCGAGCAACGTAGTATCGTAATACAGGCTTACATCAAACATACTTGTACTATCGGCGTTTGCAGCAATAACTACATACAGCTTGTTACCGGCAGTGCCCGTGTATTTGGCCGTGCAGAACGTGTTAGCAGCCTTTGCGCCGCCGCCGTTAAGACGGTACGCATACAGCGTCTGTGCATTCATGAACAGTTCGCGCAGCGGCAGCATTTCATCATCGTTGTAGTTGTGGCCGAACAGTTTCAGGCAGTTTTTCTGAAAATCAGCGCTTGTAACAGTGAAAACCTTACCATCAATGCCCCAGTCCAGCATCAGCGGCATAGCCACATAGCCCCTGTCGGACAGTGCAGCCGACGCTTTCGCGGTGCTGGCGAAATTGATGTATGTACCCGGCAGTACTTTGTTTTGAACAGTCCACAGACCGCCACCAAGTGCCATATTAATTTACCTTGCCTTTCATATAGTTTTTAATAGCAGCATCGACGGCATCAATTGTATATTCGCCGTCGTCATCCAGCAGCGCACCGACAAGATCGCGCCGCTTTGCGTAGCGTTTGGATGATAGCAGCTGCTGCTTTGTATAGGTTATCGGTGCGGCTTTTGCCGCCTTTTTATCCTTCATTTGCTTCACCCTGTTTGATTTTTAATTCATCCATTGTGGTATCGTAGTAAGGCGCATACACGAAGTGATTGTAAGATATGAAGAAATGCAACGCATCGTCCGTTATTTCCGACGACATATCCACGCCGCGCACCTTATCGCCGGACGGCAGCGCTATGACTTCAAGCGCCTTGCACAGTGCATCCGAAACGCTGTAGCATTCTTCCCGGTTTGCTTTGGGAAAATAGATAATATCAAAGCGCGGCAGGTTTTTATGCCTCTGCATCGGGTGCGCCTGTGTTTGGAACGACACCATACGCACGATAAAAGCAGGAACATTAAGCCCCTGCTTCACTTCGTTTGATGTTATCATGCTATCCGGGAACGCCTTGCGCAGTGCAAGCGTTATGCCATCAAGTATAATGTTTGTGTTGATTTCAGCCATTCAGCACCTCGTGTAGTTTCTTGTTAATCATCCGCTGCAACACAGCTGGTGAAATCTGCTTTAGCCGTTCTTCGGAAATAGTCAGCATATACTTGCCATCGACCCAACCGCCGCTAACAGTGCGATGCCCGAATTCAACGTAAGACGCATACTCTACAGGGTTTTTAATTTCGATAGTATACAGATTACCCGACTTATGCACCCTTAGATTTTCAGCCCATGTTGCCGCCTTTACTGCCGCGTCGCCGCTGCCGTTAGCCGCTTGTGCGCGATTGTGCGTGCTCGATGTCCAACCGCGCCGCAGCGTACCGCCCATTTTGCCGGAGCTGGCAGGGTAGTTGCCTACAGGCGTTCGCGGAATTACCAGTGCCAACAACCGTGCCGCCAACTGTCGACTGCACTTAACGCATAAATCGTTAATATCGGCATCCGTCAGTTTTTCAAGCTTATCGGCGTATTTCCGTAATTCGCTGAAATCGCAATTTCCCCATTTAGCCATTATGCGTAATCCTCGAACGGTATCAGCATGATTTCCTGATGGTATTTGTATATCGCCGGTTCGCCCGAACGCGCATATGCGTTGGTAACGCCGTTTTGCGTAACGACGATCTTAGCACCTGCCGGTATATCCAGCGTACTATCAATGAACAGCTTCACCGACTGCTGAATTATCGGCGCACCGTTTGCGTCGCCCGTGCTTTGTATGCTTTCAAACGACAGGCGGCAAGGCTGCTTTTCAAGCTTCAGAACCTCTTTAGCTTCGTCCCTGCCTGTTTTGCCGTTTACGGTATATTCCTGCATATACACGTCGCAAACGCCGCGCCACAGACTTTGCAGTGCTGTTTTACGCGTAGCCATTTACCACACCAGCTTTCTATACGCGGCTATTACTTCCGCACTGGGATTTATCATTTTACTGATAACCGCATTAAATTGGTCTTCGGCTGATCCTGCATCAGATATTGCAAACGTGACCGATGTATCGCCTTCCGATACGCTTTTTACAGGCGCATCAAACGTATATGTATCGCCTAACGCGCCTGTAGCTTTCTTGTCGGCAAGGAACATACCAACGGCCATATCGACCCAAACATATTCAAGACCTTCAGGCACTTGCTTCTGATTTGTCTGCGCTATCAGATACGCTTCGGCGCGGCGTATGTTATACTCAAGAGCCGAATTATCATCATCCGTCACTTTATATCCAAACGCCGCTAAACGTTCCTTTGCGGTCGAAAGTATGTCCATGTTGCGCCTCCTTATGCGATGGTATACCAGCCCTTAGTTTTCGGGTTATCACCGCTCGCGGGCGTAACTGCGACGTAACCCAGGCCGACTTTGGCATAATAGGTAGTACCGCTGGTAACGGTGGTTTCCGACGCTGCGGTTGCAGTGCCCTTGAAAATCTTAACATCCTTAGTCTCATCGGTAAGTGCTGCAATGTAGTACTTACGAGAATAGATGCTGTTTTCACGGGTATTGGGATCACGTTCGGTTTCGGTCTCCGTGCCCTTCTTGTTAAACAGCGTTACAGCTTCCTTGGTTGCCATATAGATAGAACCGGCGGTTGCATCTTTCTTGGTGTAGATGTTTACACCGGCCACACTGCCGACATAGCCGTTTTTAGCGAATGCCTCAACATACTGCAAGGTGTCCTTAAGCTCCTTACGCAGCTCGGCCACGTCGGCGGGGCAGACAAACGCGAAAATAGTCACGTCTTCAAGGTTCTCAAGCGCAAGGATGGACTGTGCATCCGCAAAAGCGCCGAAATCAAACTTGCTGACGACAGCAACCTGCGTAGCCTTTGCAAACTCGCCGTAAATATCCTTATTGACGGTGTTAAACATGTCAGTGCCCATATGCTTTGCGCCAACGGGTACAAGCTGCGGATCGGTCATGGTCTGCTCGTCGTAGTACTTGAAACGGTTCTGCGCAAGCTGGATGCGGTATTCATGCGGAGTATAGCTGACTTCGATGCTTTTGGTGTTGCCAGCGCCCATAGCCAGCTTTTCAGTACCGTCGGTTGCTTTGTAAACGTTGATTTTACGCAGCATACCGGCAGTACCCTCAAGGGTGTTATCTACAGTACAGAACGACTGTAGATCAAGGTGCGAATTGTACTGATCTTCAATTTCATTCGACAGATAAAAATTGTCATAAATCTGATGTGCCATTAATTAGTTCCTCCATATAGTTTTTTGTATTCTTCGGGGTTTTTCTGCGAAAAGTTGAAGCGTTCGACCGGCGACAGCTTTCTAAAGCTTTCAAGCGTCATACCGCCGTTAGGTTCGCCGCCCTTTTCGCCCGGCTTAAAGCCGTCAAATTTCTGCTGCTGCTTTTCGGTTTCAAACATAAACGCGCTATCGGAAGCAGTTGTAAGCTTCTTAAGCTGCTCGGCCAGCCCTTTGACTGTGCCATCTTCATCAAGCTCTGCTTTATCAAGATCGAGCAACGCCTTTACCGCCTTAACGTTTTTCGCCTTTGCGGTCGCCACGGCCATATCAACGGCAGTATCGATTTTCAGGCGCTTTATCTCCGCTGCGTGGGCTTTCGCCGCATCAGCGTTGTCCTGCTGTAGTTTGCTTATCTGATCTTTCAGTGCGGCCATGTCGCCGGTGGATGCTTTCAGCGTTTCAAGCTGCTTGTCGCGGTCTTTTACAGTGCCGTTAAGCTGTGTAACCGTCGCTTCAAGCTCCTTGACCTTACCGGCCTTTTCGTTGAAGTCTGCACGCGATACAAAGTCCTTGCCGAGAGCCTGCGCCGCCGCATTGTCCATATCATCCGTGTAAACGTCGCCTATGATGTCCTTTAACCATTGCAGTTTCATGTTTACGTCCTTTCTGCGCCGTTCCTTTTTATCGAGCCAGTCCTCGTATTCAGCGCCGCCCTGCTTGTTATCCGCCGGGCACGCGGTAAAATGGGTATGAAAAAAGCAGCCCCGCGAATTAACGCTTGACTGCTTCGATCATTAAGTTGTTGGTTTTTGGCATGAAAAAAGCACCGTTTTTAACGATGCTTCTATCTTATCATTGCTAATCTTCGATTATTTCCCAACGGCCGCCTTCGCTGCTACCGTCAAGCGGTGCGGGATTTGCCATTGAATATAAATAATCTTCGCCACTGTCATCAATTACTCTGTAAAATCCATCTTCTTCTGTGGCTTCGTATATTTTCCCGTCCGTTAGGCTATCAACGCCGAAAGACTCTCCAACATAACGCAATTTCATTTCTTTTTCTCCGTTCTGTTTTTCAGTTTCACATCATGCTGTATGCCGTCATCGCGTTCATACCAATGAACATCGAAAACATACTTTGCACTGTTTATCTTTCCAGCTTGCTTTTTCCACTCGTCAGCAGACCCGCCGTAGTTGCGAATAAGACGTTTAATATCGCCGATAGCCTCGTCGCTGCCTTTGCCTGCTATAGTCGTAATTTTTGAAAACTTTGTGTTTTGGGGTATAAAATTCTTTTCCCCTTTCCACTCGTAGCTTAGTTTGTTTTGCAGATGCCTTGTACTTGTGGGTATTATACCACTTTTCGTTGATTTTTCAAGCGGTTTAACGCTTTTCGCAAGCCCTGTTTGCTTTGCCGCCCACTGCTTATAGGTCATGCTGCCCGGCACGGTGTATGTCTTGCCCGTCTCAGGGTCTCGTGCCCAGCGTTCGGCGATATCGTCCATATCGTCGAAATATGGCGCTGTTGCGCCCCTGCACCACGGGTGAAACGGCGGAGCAGTCACGCCTATAACGTATTCGGACATGGGGTATACCTTGCCGTCGAGCTGTGCGCACAGGCCGCATGTTTTGCCGTCAAGCGTTTCGACAATGACGTATTTTTCAACGTCAAGGTCTTTGAAGCAGTCCTTACGCGCTTCGTTGGCGAATGCCGCGCTTTCCGTCATCACCAACCGTCCGGCCTGCGATTTAGATACCTTGAAACGGTCGGCAATAGCCTTGATAGTGTTATCGGGTGCAGCGCCGCGCATTACCATTTGCGTTATCTGCGTGTTGACGGTATTCACAAGCGCCTGCTTGTTCGCCCATATGCGATCACTGAACGTCTGCTTGTCCAGCGTCCACGGACGGGCTAACACCTTTTCTATCACATTTTCATCTATCGCATGAAGCGTCCAGCCTACGCCTACGCCCTTTTGCAGTTCAAATGCAGTGTGATAGTAGCTTGATTTGTAAACTCCCCCCGAAACGCTTTTGACGGCCTCTGCCTGCTTTGCGGCTAAAGCTTCGGCCTGCTGCTGTAACTGAAGCTTTATAGCTTCCAGCCGCGATATATGAACACGCGCCGATGCATTTTCAAGCTGCTTTATCCATGCACCGTTAACGGCATTTTCCTTGCCGTATTTGATGTATTCTTCGACAGTCCACTTGAATTCTTCAAGCTCCTGCGAATTAAGCAGCTTTCGTGCATCGTTCAGCGATATTTCGTTGTTTTTCGCAAAACGCTGATACCAGTGCGCTATATCTGTTTCAATATCGCGTATAGCCTTATCGTATTGGCGTTCAAGGTTCTGAACGTATTCATAGCCGGTATCTAATAGCGCGTCCTCAAGGATGCGCATGCGGTTAGCCCAGTATGCATCATTCTTCATCTATCGTTGGTGCGCCGTCATCGGCGTTCTGATTATTCCGCGCCATTTCAAACGCCGCCCTGTAGGGGTCTGCTTCTTCCTTCTGCTTTTCAAGCTTCTTAAGCTCGGCGGCAGGGTCTTTTACCCAAGGATGCATGGAAACTATCGTATCGTCGGATATGATGCCGACGGACGCAGCACAATTGCTGATAGCTTCAGTTTCGTTAATCAGCACATCGCGGTTAAATATCACTTCTACATTCTCGGAGGCATCGACCGCCTGACCCTTACTTGCAAGATAGGTGTTCACAAACCACAATATTTCTTCAAATGCCGCCTGTAATTCAACCTCTGTGTCATTCGCATCAAGGTCAATGTCCGAGTACATCGACTGTATGTTCATCTGATTAGGCGAATTCGACATGCGGTCGTCTTTCGCATCGTAGCTGCGTAGATTTTCTATCAGCGACTTTTTTAGCAGATCAAGTATCGTTTTATAGTTTTCGGCATTTACCGTGATTTCAAGGCTATCAACACCGCCGTCAACACCCTCGACCGTGCGCACCTTTACAGCGCCGTATGTGCTGATGTTCTTGCGGAATTCGCCCAAATCTTGTCCGTCGTAGTTTTTCAGGATAAGCACCGTATTTCGTGCGTCTTCCTGCATGTTGTTTACAAAGTCGCTTTCAATCAGGTTAATAGCGTCCTGTAACGATCTACAGCGGCGTATGAGCGGAATTTCCTGCGCGTTATACTTTATGGGTATCAAGGGGAAATGCGCCCAATTGTAGCCCTCTGTGCTGCCGCTGGCATCGGTAAGCGTTATATAGCTCTGCTTTGTGCTATCTGGCGTAAGCGTACCGTTTTCAAAGATGTACGTTGCCACGCCGTCCGGCTTAAAAATATCGGCCTTTTCGATTATTTTCTTTTCGCTTGCGTAATACACTTCTACCCGATACAACCTTATAGCCGCATCAAGCACCGTGTGTTCCGCATCTGCCCAAAACGGCAGGATTTCATAGCCGGGAAACAGCTTAAACGCCAGCTGCCCCGTTCTATCATAATACGGGTACAGCCAGCTAATACCGCTGTTAAAGCTTTCAATAACAGCATTTTTTATCGTCCGCATGAAGCGTGCGCCCAGCACCTTTTTAAGCGCATCAAGGTACGTTTCGTTTTTGCCTGCAAACGTTATAGGCTTGCCAACTATGTAATTCTTTTTAACATCGGCATGCTTTGCATACTGGTTATCAATGATCTTGTTATTGGGCAGATTATCAACCGCTACAAGCTGGCCGTCTTCACCTATGCTTGTACGCTGCCGGCGTAGAATATCCTGATCACCGCTGTAATACCGTGCGCCGTCAAGCATTTCTCCACGCGCTTCGGAGCAGCGCCAAGCCTCCAATTCACGCGCAAAAAATTGTGCTTCGGACATTGGCTGATTGGCTTTAATGCGGTAATTCCACAATTCTTGTTCTATCGGTTCGTTGAATAAAGGCATATAATATCCCCTTTAAAAACTAAATCTTGATGGTGCAAATGCTGCACGCACAAAATAACGGGTGCTGTCCATCGCGTGATCTGAAACCTTTAGCGGCCTGTCTTCTGCGGCCTTTTCATCCCAGCGATACAGGCCAAATTCGCTTATGCAGTCCTTGCAGCAGTCATTAAATAAAATGTCACCGGCGTTTAAATGCGTCGCCACGTCGCGTATGCCGTCAATAACCCGGTTGCTGGCCTGTTCCACCATAAAGCGCCCGTGACGGCGTATGACCTCAATAAACGACGCTGCCGACGGATCAACGATTATCTTTCTGATAGGCAGGTCCCCGGCTAACGCTTCAACGGCTGCATAATGTTCTTCGTCTGTGCGCTGCCGCTGCTGCTTGCGCCCGTCATAGTAGTATTCGCGTATGCAATACCATTTGCCATCACAGCGCCCCCACAGTTCAGCCGCCGTCGGGTTAAGTGTGCCATAGTCGCACGATATCATGTAATCGGTGTACGGGCGGTCGATAGTCGGCACAATATGCTTATCCTTATCGAACATCGTGTAAATAAGTCCTTCGGCAGCTACCCATTTACCGCGTATGTATCGATCATAGAAAATGCCTGAAAACATCGTTTCGTACATTTCGCGTGTTTCCTTGCTAATGCCCGGATTATCTATCATTTCAAAGTGCAGATAAAGCGCGTTATGTTCTTCGGCATGCTGTATCCATTCGGTATAAAACCAGTGCTGAGGGTTGTCGGGGTTACAGCTAAACCACAGCTTAGCACCGTCGACGCTGCATCGCGTAAGCGCCTGCTCCACGAAAGAGCGCGGCATTAATACAACCTCGTCCAGCAGCACACCGGCCAGCGTTCGGCCTTGTATCAGCGCGTAACTGCTTTCGTCCTTGCCGCCGAACACTTCAAAATAATTCGTAACACCGTCTCGCCTTATCTCAAGCACCTTATCAGCTCTGCGCCAGCGCATTGTATAGCGTTCTTTCGCAAGCGACATTGATGTAAACGGCACTATGATATTCTTCGTACAGCTGTCGACCGTCTTACCGCATATGCCGAAGCGTTCGCCGTTAAACGTGCGCATTGCCCAGTCTACAAACGCCCACATGATAATTGATGTCTTGCCGGAACGCACAGCGCCATCGCATATCAATGCGCGATATTCGGTGAACGGAAACGCAAGTATTTTTTTTTGCTTAGGGCTTATCATCACTTGTCAATCCTTTTGCCAGTTCGCGCAAGCTTTCACTTAGCGCGTCGTCTTTTGCTTTTTCAACCGGTGCACCGCTAATTAGCGCCCATTTGTCTATCAGTGTACCTATGGCCGTTGTAATCTGCGTGAGGCTTGAGTCGTCTATTTTGTCCGGGTCATTTAAAGCTTTAAGCCCTAGCCCAATAAACGAACACACAAGGTCTTTGTGTTCGTCCATGTAGGCCAGGACATCCGCTGTATTTTCTTCTTTTTTCTGTTCACATTTTTCCACAAAGTCCGCACTTGCCAGGACAATGTTTTTAACAGTGGTTGCAGACACGTTGTTGATTTTCGCCACAGCGCAATAATTGTTAAGCTGCACATAATCGGCTATTATTTTCTTTTTCTGCCGGTCGGTCAGCCGTGCGGCCATATCATCACCCCATGTCAGTTACCCCCATGATAGTTTTCTAAATACCTTGCTGTACTGATGCTATCGGCGTACAGGCTTTCAAGTATCATTATCCTGCCTCGCAGCCGCGTCCAGTCGGACGTTTTACAATCAGTTCGTGCAAGCTCTGATTTTAATTCGTTTATGCGTTTAAGCAGCAAACCGGCATTAGCGCGGTATTCTGCTGCCATGCGTTTAAGTGCTTCACTCATTCGGCTGTTACCTAAAAAAAGTTATAAAATAAGCAAGCAGCATATTTCAGCTGCCTGCTTACTCGCGGCGGGAGCGCGGAATTAAGAAAGGAAGAAAAGGAGGCCCTATGACAAAAAATAGAGAAAATGTCCGCGAGCCGCCCCCGCCGCCGGAAAGGAAAAGAGGGATAAGGAGATAACAAATAGTCTATCTATTACATTTCCACAATATCATTTTACCACAGTTTATGGGGTCAAAAATCCCACTTTTGTCCCACTTTTTTAGAAATTAATTGGAACATACCCTAATTCAGTCGCTATATTGTATAGAATTCTGTCTTTTCGCCTGTAAGCTGCCGAACGGCTTATATGCAATATTTGTGCTGCACCTGCCACAGTGTAAGCCTGTTTCCAATAAACAAGCTCCACAAGCTTTCTATCGATATCATCGGTATTTTTAAGCACATACTCAATCGCCTTGCAGCTGCGTTCCGTCTGCACCAGATAAGGAGATGACGCTATGCGCAGTGCGGTGTTTTCGGTGTTCCGGCTGACTTCCCCGCCGCCTTTACCGTCCGTATACTTTGGTGTTGCCGACGGTATCATATCAGCCCAATATTGCTGTATTTCATCTTTGTATTCGCGGTAATGTTCAAGCTGCCATTCCACCATACCCCGTACACGCGGTGATATTGATGATTTGTATTTAGGCATTTTGTTCCCTTCCCGTATCCTCGTTAAGCCATGTAATTTCGGACATGGTTTGTCTCGCCATCCTTTTTAGCAACTGGTCCATTTCACTATGTGTAAAAGTCGCTAAAACACTGTCGCAATTGCCCGTTTCAAATATGATGTATTCGCTTTTTCCGCTGAGTTCCAGCGAAAAACCCTGATTGTAAAGAATGAGTTCGAGCGCTTTAATTTGCTTATCGGCATAATTGGAGCTGTGTATGATTTTTTGCCATTCAATTTCTCGTGCTTCTGCCCGTTCAAACGGGGTTTCAAATTTACATTGCACTGCGTAATCTTCACGATCTTTGATATCGGTTTTGCCTAATATCCATTCAGTGCATATGTTTGTGAAGTAGTCGGATATTAGCGCGGCCGTTTCCGCTGTTACGGGAGATTTACCACGCAACAATCGGTTCATGTGTTGCGGTGTGAAATGGGCAACTTTTTCAGCAAATTCTTTCTGCGTCATACCGCTTTCATTAACAATTTGATTAACTCGCTCAGCACAAACGCTGGAATAGACAGCGGTTCTTTTTTCCCCTTTGGCCATTTTTTCAACCTCCTATAGAAACTCTCAGCTATTATCGTTGCGGCCTGTAAACGATGCCGCTATGTATACGCGTGTCAGCTCTGCCGCTTCATACTTGTTAGCACCGGCGTCTAACGCGGCATGATAAAAAACCACGCGCATTTCCGCTATAGCGCCTAAGCCTTCAAGCGCTTCCTGTATTTCTGCTTTGGTCATTTTTGGCCTACTCATATACTCGCTCCTTTCGGTATCATGTGATAGACTTCGTAGTAAAGTTGATCGGCGTTTTCGATTGTTCTATTCTTAGCATAGTTACAACCGGCGGCCTCGATTGATTTGTAGAATTCTGCAATTTGCATGTTGCTTCGAGTATATTGCTGCTCACGATTTGAATTGATTATATAGGCGGCTATGATTTTGTTTTTGCGTTCAGCGCCTATAGCGGCGGTTATCATGCCTTTAGCGTGGAGGTCATAGAGTTCTCGAGCTTGGTAATATAGCAGCTCGTCAGCCGGTGATCGTTCGCCTTGTAAAGGCAAATTTTGAGCCGCTTGCAGGATGATGTTATTTGCAGTTATTGACAAATTGACTATTTTGAACACCTCCGATTTTAGATTTTTTAATACAGGACAGGGGACGGGCAGGCACGCGGTTTTCCTATATAAGTGTTTCGTTTTCTTATATGGTGTACACCATACGCTATTTTACGGAATACTCTTTTTATATTACTTTACCTGTCCCCCCTGTCCTGTAAAAGAGAAAAAAGATAGATAATTCAAGGGATTGAGCCACGGGACAGGGTACGGGACAGGGGTAGGACAGGTCTATACCCTGCCCCGTTTTTGCTGTGACTTTTGCACAAAATCAACGTATTTTGATTGTGCAAAACGTCAAAAAGGTAATTCATTGATATTCTTGATAGCTCCCACTTTTTTCTGCCAACATCTTTGCCGACCATATTTCGCGGTATATTTTCTACCAATGTTTGTCCATTCAGGTATTGTAGCGACGATACGATAAATCTCTTGTGTCTCTTTCGGCGTTAAGTCTCTTTGGAAATCACTGTCAGGAAATAGCGCCTCACATTTTAGCTCTTTGATGCATACGGTATCGCCCGGTGACTTCTCATCAAGGTACTTTTCAATAACGCCGATACGCCAATCATCCTCCATTGCTTCATCCTGTGCATGCTTGTATTCGGACAGCAGAGAACGATCTGCGAAAGCTGGCATTTCGCCGCGTTCGAATTTTACACGCGCTTCTGCCCAGCATTGAATGATATAGTCGCGGCATTCCTGCTCGTGATCGTGTAGGTCATAACCATTGCTATTGACTGTTACGGGGTAAAAACGGCGGTTGCCGGTCTTGTCGCGTAAGAATTGTTCGTTGTTGGTCGTGCCTATAAAGATGCAGCGGCGCGGGAACTCCATTGCATTAACGTCGTAAGGCGGCCTGTATTTGTCGCGCTGCCGTGTTATGTAGGACTTGACGGCCTCCTGCTCTTTCGTTTTGGTAAGCGCAAGCAGCTCCGCGACCTCGCATATCCACGCGCCTTCTAATTGCTCTATGGCCTTTTGACCGTCCATTTCGGTTACTTCGGAAAAATAACTATCGTTAATGGCAAGCCATTTGACAAGCGTGGATTTGCCTTCGCCCTGCTTTGTACCGATAAGTACAGGAACATCATCAAACTTGCAGCCGGGCAGATAGAGCCGGTTAATGCCGCCAGCGAATATCAGGCGGCTGACCTCACGGGTATAGGCGGTGTCCTCGACTTTCGCCCATTTAGAGAGAAAATGTATGCAACGTTCTTCTCCGTCCCATTCAAGAGTATCAACTATGTCCTTTATCGGGTTATATTCGCGTTCCTTCCACAAAATACGTAAAGCGTCAGAGTGTTTTTTATCGCTGTACAGGCCGTAATTGGCTTCACAGAAATTTCGGCTTTGTGCCGCATCCGCGTCCGACCATCGGCATATTTCGCCGTTATGCGTGATCTCAGGTGAATTGCGCAGCACATTAAAACGAATGCTGCTATATTCCATTCTCCCGCGCATGATTTTAAGAAAATTGTCGATAGTCGGAACGGGTACGCCCTTGTCGTTTAAGCGCAAGTTAAGGTCGTTTCTATCTTGCGCCTGTGATTTTTTAAAATCAGCTTCAAGCTGCTTGTCTTTTTGACGGTACGCGCCGAGCTGACGGTTAACGACTACTTTTGCGCCAACTTCTGCCGCTCTTATCTGCATAAGCGCCTGTATGCGCTCGCGTTCTATTACGTCGGGGATATCAAACGAAACCAAAACGGAATTGATAAGCTCGGCAGCGTCCATGTTTGCTATGGCTTCATCCGTTAATTGGTTGCAGTCAATCAGTTTCGTCATACTATCCCCCTTATGAATACAGCATCAGCCGGTAGGCCGCACCGTCGATTTCCTTACAGGCAATGATGTAATGCTCGTCTAAAGGCTCTGTAGGGCTCTCAGGGGCATATTTGCGTTTCCACTTATCAAGTGTGGCATATACCCATAAAAGGTTGTCATAGCGCCGCTGAAGCTCTTTCTCGGCCCGTTTGCGCTTGTTGTGCTCCGTGATTGCTGCATTATAGGTTGCTGTGATCTCGCTGTCCTCACGTAAAGTCATTTTGCGGTCGGCTACTATCGGTAAGCCAAAGTCGTTAATCAGCTTTCGCGTCGATTGTTCAAAATCAAGGTTGAATAATTGGCCGGTGAAGCTGATAACGTCGCCCGACCAGCCGCAGCCAAAACAATGGGCGCTATGCTGGTTTTTGATCTTGAATGACGCTGTTTTTTCATTATGAAAAGGACATCTTGCAAAACCGGCGCGATTAAAATCAAGCCCGTAAGCTGTAGCGACAACAGCGAAATCAAGCATATCTTTTATTAATGCGCTTTTATGTTTTGCATTCATTTAGCATCATCCTTTCCAGCATTTCGCGTCCTTCACGGTAAAGGATATCGTGTATCAGTTTGCCGCTTGTGCGTTGATCGCAGAATATGATCTGACAGCGATAACGCGCCAGCCATGCTAACAGCGACGCAACAAATGCCTGCGGTTTCATCTGACTGCGATAGTTGCCGCTGTAGGCATCTTCCCAGCACTGGTTTTCTATCAGCAGATAGATCTTTGCGTCGGCAGCTTTGGCGCGTTCAAATTCCCGTGCGAAGCGCGCACGGCCATTGCAGAAGCATTGAGCTAATTCTGAAAAATCCATCTTGCGCTCTACGGCGGCGTTTAGCATCAGCCATTCGCCGCCTATAGAAAACTTCGCCGAGTAGTCGCCAAAATCGAGCTTACACCGTTCGTGTGGGCATCCCATGCCCTTTAATCGCGCTCTGAAGCGTGGTGTATCCTGTTCACGCGTATCTACTAATATCACCATGCTTCCGAGCGCATCTTCGATTTCGCGTGGTGTCATGGGCTTTAGAACGGCAGGTCGCTATCATCATCGTCTATTGTTGTAAACGTCGCAGCCGGATAAGCGGATGTAGCATTGGCCTTTTTAAGAGGCTTGTCCTTCGGCATTTTGAAATTGCCGTCGCGTACGTCCTGCGCAGTGGTAACGGCGCAGCATTCGGTTGTCCAGCCGGTATTGCCGTTATATTCCCATTCCTTATTACGGAACAGAACGCCGAGCCCTTTGCCCTTGAGTTTGGCTTCATCCCAATCCCAGTGGTAGCCGTTATTAGTTTCCTCAAGGCATGCTATAAGGTTGTTAAATGATTTCTTCTGGCTGCCGAAATATTGATTGCTTTCGTTCGGGATGTTAATGCGATAGCAACCGCGCCATTTCTTATCATCGTTGATGTTTGCGCGATAGTCTGCCGCGAAAAAGCCCTTGTGTTCACCTTCAACAACGTCGAAATCGATTTTCAGGACGCTGCCCCAATCGTAATCGATAACGCTTGCATCCATGATCGTGGCTACATAGCCGCCTGCCGGGAGTGTTTCACGCGCTGTGGTGCGTTCCGCTTTAAAGCCGTTGTAAGATTTAATCATTGTTTACTTGTTCCTTTCTTGTTTCAATATTCAAGTGGGCAACTGACACCCACATATTTGTCAGGCTCGGCGCACACTTCGTTATTAAGCATGCACCTGTAAGTATTGCATTTATAGAAATAGCACTGTCGGCAGTTGATGTGCGCTTTGCCGGTCGTGTCTATCGGGAAAAATACCTTGACGGTTGCCGTACCCTCTACATAACCGGGTACACCGTTTTCAAACTTAGCCATATCACAGCCCCCAGTACTCGCGGATTGTTTGATCGACGGATTTTAAATCGTTCTCGATCTCAAGCTCAAACATGCCCTCCGGCGACTTGCTTATATCGCTGCCGTCAGACTGCGTGATAAACATATGCTTACCGTCGCGGACTACACATCGCAGCACGATAGTTGCCATGCCTTCAATGCATACTTTTTCATTCAACAGTTTGCCAATTGTGCGTATTTTGGTCTCGCCGTAGTCGCTTGTGTCTTCGTGAACGACTATGTATACAATGACATCTTCGGGCAGTTCGTTTTTAATGAACATCAGCAGTCCCCAAAAGCTATCGGCAATGCTGTTATAAAGATCGAATGAGCTTGATCCGCTTTTCGGCGCCGAGTGGCCTTGCATAAAAGCGTTAGTCATTAGATAACCGCTATCGTCGATGACTGCCGTTTTTACAGGCATCTTTTTCAGGCCGTTCATGATCTTAACAGGATTGTCGCTGACCATTGTATACTTAAATTTTTTTCGAAACGGCAAGCGCTTTGCGATAACGTTAACAAGAAAAATCTCGTCCTCGCCGAAGTTAAGTAGGCTTCGGCTTTTTCCGCTGCCGGATTTACCGTAAACAATAACGCATTCTCCCATATGGTTTATGCACCTCCCTTGCGTCCTCTGCGTTTATAACCTCTGCGCCGATAAGCTCGGCAAGTTCTTCGGTCGACAAATCGTTGATTTCTTCTCTAAAGCAATCGGGGCACAAACGCCGACCGTTGGAAATGTACATTACATCGTCGCCGTAAAACCAGCCGTCGCATTCCTGGCATATGCAATCGGGAGCAGGAAAATCAGGCGGCTCTAATGGCCGTTCTATAGAATACATATTCACTTTACCCTCTTTCCATTGAATAATCTTGTTTTTTTCTTTCGGCGTATATAGCCGTTGATCAATACGCCGTTCGGTGCATTATGCTTTTCTAAATACGCCTTTTTCGCCGCTTTATCGGCTTTGTTATCTGCGCAATAGGTTTTGTAGCTATCGCACTCCGCGTGGCAAAACGGCGTTCTATCCGGGCAATTACGGCAGTCACTTTTCATAGCTTACAGGTTCAAAACCGTTACACCAGCCGTTACGCTTATCGCAGTCGCAAGCGCACTGATCGCAGCACCAGTCGTAATAGGTGTTTTCACTGCGGCGGCAGATTTCACGGATTGCTACGCGGTAATCATTTATTTGCTCATTGAAATGGTTTTCCAAGCTGGCCATGCTGTCATAAAAACACATTGGAATACCGTCGAGAATATCAATCAGCCATTTACCTATTGCGTATAGTAGTTTTTTCATGTTTATTCTCCTTCAGTAAGTATTGACTTGCCGGTATACATTGCGTAGCTCCGCTCGATAGAAGCGCCGAAGCTGCTATACCAGCCCTTAAGCAGGTAGATCGCGTCGGCCGTATCTATCATTGCGAAGCAGATGCGCATATAGTCTGCCGGGAGCATGCCCTCCGGCAGCTCAACAGGATTTAATACGATATGTCGCTGCGCCTCAAGGCTCTTCGCGGCGATATCGAATTTCTCTTTGTAATTGGGCTCGCCGGTGATCTTTCCGGCTATGTAGATCTTCATTCTTCTTTCCTTCCTCCTTGCTTGCAATTCCTTTCAAAATGCTATGCCCGAATGTTCGCCGCGTTCGGGCAAATCAACCATTTCAGGCCGTTTTATTTCCTGCTCCACAGCCCACGCTATATTCCACAGCGCCGCTACAAGGTGATGCGCTTCCGCGTCGCCCTGTATGTACAGGCTAAGATGCCGTATGCCGCTGTCTATCAAGCTGTGCTGGGGTATGCCTCGATCTACGTTCCTTTCTCCATAGTGGATAGCACCGCGTTCACAGTGCTGCGCAAGGGCGTGTATCGCCCCCCACGGCAGCAAATCATATTTGCCTTTCCCGTCGGCCTTATCTCTCACTGCGCCGGTAGAAAACTCGCGGCGTTCATCTTTTTCGAATTTCACTATCCTCCCACCTTTCGCCGATATCTTCTAAAAAGTGAAGTACTTCGTGTGTGTCGGCACACTGATAACCTTTGCCGTTCACAAAGACTGTGTATGTGCCGTCGTGATTGTTTTTTATTTCATAGCTTACGTTCTTTGCCATTATCGTCTACCATACCTTTCATCGAATGGCGAGAAGTTATCCTCGCCCACTATTTCACGGATACGACGATCAAGGACGGTTTTCGCATATACGATCTCGTCGTCGGCCTTGCTGTCCTCGACTACCAAATCAGCGATCTCGTTTGAATATCTTACAAACGCCTCGCCGAATGCCCGTGCACGGCCTGAGCCTAAGCCCAGCACTTCATTAGCGGCCATAAACGCCGCGTCCTCCGCAAGCTGCATGCGGTTGCGCCCGTAAAGCTGTAACTGAATGTTCACTTCACGCTGCACGGCTTTTGCAAATGCCGATTGCTTACCCATGCTTAGTCACCACCTTATGGCCTACGTATTCGTCGATACTCAGTCCGAGCGCATCGGCAAGGGTTTCTATTGTATCTATCCAGCCGCCGCGTAATGATTTGCGTTCAAGCATGCTTATCGTGGTTTGGGCTATGCCGGATATTTCGGCCAGCCGCACGATGCTTAACCCTGCATTCATTCGCGCCTTGCGCATATATTCCCCGCGCGTCATTTTTGTCCCTTTCTTATCGTCGTTTTAACGCTTTCAACGCCGTCACGGAGTGTAGCCGTCAGCACATCGAAGTTTGCGTTTATGCAGTCCTCGTTGAGCTTCCGCGCCGTCGATATCGTTTGGCATATATCGTCAGCAGCTTCGGTTATGGTGTTCACTGCCTCATCGAGCTTTTCAAGCAGTTTGATGATTGCCGCCGCCGTGTTGTCGATCGGCGCTGCTGGCGGCTTGGGCTGCGGTGCTGCTTCTGCCGCTTTGGGCGTTGCGTAGCGATACCGTACCGCCTCAATAGCCTCCGCGACCTCCTGCGGCAACTGCGTATCGAGGTATTCGCAAGCCCAGGCAATTACCCCGCCGGTTGTCGCACTCCGAGAAAATTCTATTAACTCGTCCCACTGCTCATTGGCAATGTGCTTTACCACAGTGTACAGTTTGTGGCAGTAGCTCCCGCTCGCGCCGACCGCAAACGCCGCCTGTTCGCTCGTCTTGCCCATCGACATAAGCGCAATTATCTTTTCGTTCGTCGCGTTAGGAATTCGTCTTGCTCCCATTTTTGTCAGTCCTCCCAATCGATTTTCTGCCCGCATTTTTTGCAGTAGCTTCTGTTTAGCTTCTTACAGCCTTTTTCTGTGATTTTGTGTCCGCAACTTGCGCACATCAAGGCACACCTTGTTTCTCTCGGCTTTTTCGGTATCTGCTTGTTAATAGCATTGATTGCTAAGTACATTGCCTTTTTGTCTGCTTTTGTGAATTGATTATTGTTTAAGATGCAAACAAGGCGTTCTTGTGCTTCTGCTGCTGTCATTCGTCTGGCTCCTTTCTTTTTCCTTCTGCACAGTAGAAATTCGGCGGTACTTCACAATCAGCACAAACACCGTGCGAACAGCACAGAGAACTTATATCGTCGTAGCTGTATTCGCAGTCTTTGCAGCGCACCACCTGCTCATAGCCCAGCTGTGCCGCCATGCGCTTAAACTCGCTTTTTGTCGGTTCGTGAATATAAATAGGCTCAACAGCAGGCGCACACTTAATGCGCTCGATAATTTTGTGAGCGCCTCGCATTTCTGCGCTCGTTATTTTCCCTCTTGCCGTATATACCACCGATTGTTCGATGTCGCGTAACAGCGCTTCACGCTCTATGTATTCAGCTATTGTCAGTATCATCCCATTCTAACGGTTTGCCGCACATCGGGCATTTTTCAGCTTTCTGCTCTTCGACCAACAGCCCCAACTGCCGCTTGCAATGCGGGCAGTACGGTATATGCCACCAGCCGAAACTCCTGCCGAGTTTCCATTTCTTGTCGCGGTAAAAAGGCTTTTTAGGTTCAGCCATCTTCGCCCTCCTCAATCTCGAAGCCGAGCCACTTGAAAAGCTCCTCAAACTCCTCGTCCGTGCACTCAGGATACAAAGCATATACTCCTACCACCGAATACACAAAGTCTGCAAATGCTGACCACGCATCATTCTTTCCGTAGGCTTGTGTTGCAAGTTTTCTCGCTGTCTCATTTTTTACAAACAATAACTCTACATCGCCGGTTCTTGCATATCCCCGAACAATCCTTGCAAGCTCGCGCAATGTGCTCCTCTTTATCGTTTTCATTTTTTACTTCTCCTTCGGCGCATCCGGCAGCGGCATCCAGTGGCTTACTTTTACTTCTACGCCCCTGAAAAGCCAACTTTCTTCGTCATCGTTATATACCCCGACACCTGCTGCTTTGAAATAGGGCATATAAATCAGATAGTTGATGTAGGTGTTATCGTCGTCGTCAATCCATTCCTCGGGCAACTTCTCGCTGCACGGAATCCACTGCATTTTAAGTTGGTTTCGTAAACGCACGATTTCTTTACCTGTCCATTCAAGCTCCGCTCTCAGCGCTTCGTTTTCGCGCCGTAGATTTTGGATTAAAAGATCAGTATCAGTCATGTTACTCCTCCTTAAAATGTCGTTATCCCCACTGCTCAGCCATCGCTTTTGCTATGCCTGGAAATGTCTTACTCCGGATTTTTGCTGTTTGAGGGTCATTCCACGCGAGAATTTTCCTGTTTTCGTCCACCGCATAATTTGCGGATGCACCCACGCTATAGCCGCCCGGCAGGATTTCGCCGGGATCAACAATTCTCGTCGGGATAAGTGGGGGTAGGTTTTTAAGCCATAGGCAGGTGCTTTTTCGAGCGTGTTCTCCAAACCAGTACGGTTGAATAATCTGTGTCGGTTTTTTATAGCGTGTACTCATAGCCCCTATCGGGTTTTCAACGGCTATTCGGTCTATATCAGCGTTGATAAACTGCATAAAAAACCATGCCGCTTTGTCTCTGCTATGCGCTCGCTCAACGGCTTTTTCGCCGTATCGCTCGACATTAAACCACCTGTTTCCGGCAGCAGAGAGATATGTACAAGGCGGGTGCGCTATCAGCAAGTCCCATTTGCCCACATCATGTGTCACGCCGTCCATTGTGGTAATCTGCCCACCTTTGAGGGCTTCGAGCGCGTCGCCGAGTATGTGCCACTCAGGATGCCCGCCCGACGGCTCGATTATGTCGCAGCTGTACGCCTCGTGCCCCTTTGCGCGGAACGCCTTGCACACCGTCTGGCTTTCTTCACAGGCTATTAATACTTTCATTCTGTATGCTCCTCAATTTTTATTTGCGCAGGCGGAACAAGCATTTCGGATTTTGCGCGTGAGTAGAAGTTTTTATCAATCTCAAAGCCGTATGTGTGCCGTCCCATATCCCGCGCCGCTCGAAGTGTCGCGCCCGAGCCGCAGCACGGGTCTATGACAACATCGCCCTCGTCGGTGAATATCTCTATCAGCCTTTGCAATACTTTGACCGGCTTTTGTGTGGGATGTATTTTGGGGATATCTTTTCCGTCGCGTTCCCATGTAAACCAGTCAAAAACCATATGTCCTGTCCCACGTATAGGCTTGCCGGTATCGGGATCTATTTTGCGCCCGTTGTTGAACTTGGGGAGCTTATCGCGGTATAGTACAACAGCAAACTCTGTTGCTCCGACGATCCGCATATTTGCTTTGAGGGCTTGCGCGGAGTAGTTTTTGCAGAAAAAAAGCGGAAACGAATTGTTGAAACCGTATTTCTTGCCATATTCAACGACTGTCGGCATCTGTTGGAATGCACAAAAAACAATCATCGCAGGCGCTTTCCCTTTTTCCTTTGGCTCAGGCTTCAATAATCGGCTGCAAAAATGCATATATTCCGCTATTTTGAAATAGCCGTCACTGTTAAAAAAAGATTTCTTTGCAAGCTTGCTTTCTCCGTTTTTGTTGTCGCCGCCGTTATACCAGTTGGGATTACTGCCGTAAGCATCTGCGCCGATGTTGTAGGGTATATCCGCAATTACAAGCTGCGCCTTGGGGATATTGTACTTTTTGAAGTTCTGAAAATTGTCGTGGTAAATCTCGCACTTCGTCATTTTTAGTACACCCCCCTAAACACATTCTCCTCGCCGTTGCCGGTAAACCACAGATACCCGCTCGGCAGCTCCCTTGCCACGTCCGCGCCCTGCTTTTCCATGCTCCAGCGCGTGAGCACATCCAGCGCCACGGTGTACAGGTTGTCCCATACGGGGAAGCTCGGGCTATAACCGTGAAACTGCCCCGGCGCGGATACAACGCCTATGATGGTATCGGGAAAGCGCGGATCGTCCACGCGATTTAATACGCACCACACGCATTCCATCTGATTATCCATTGTGCAGCCCCTCGCCTCGCCGTAAAGCATCTGTGCAAGGGCAGTAACGTCGGCCTCGGTGAAGTACATCTCGTACTCAGGCTCTGCCACTTCCACTACGCACAGGCCGTGCGTATCAACCTCGGGCGGCACACCGTCCGCATCGGCCTTGTTGCCCCCTTTGTCAAGGGCAAGCAGTACCATGACTATCAGCGCCAGCAGCGCCGCGCACACCTGGGCTATGATGATCGTGTATTTATTCATCGGCTACCTCGACAAATTCGCCGTCCGCAAGCTTATACCATGTATCAGCCTTTATTATTTCGCCGTCGATCTGTGCTGATTTAACGCAAACAGGGGCACAGCACTGTTTATCGCTGTCATATGCCCACTCCGCAAGTGTTATCCAGTTGCCGACTGCTCCTTTTATAATGCTGTTGATGCCTATAGCAGCGCCTACGCTGGTGTTGCCCGAAATATCGATCCGCGCGTAGCTGCCTGAGCTGCCTATCTTCGCGGAGTCGCCTGAGCTGCCTATCCGCGCGTAGCTGCCTGAGCTGCCTATCTGCGCAAAGTTGCCTGAGCTGCCTATCTGCGCAAAGTTGCCTGAGCTGCCTATCTTCGCAAAGTTGCCTGAGCTGCCTATCTGCGCAAAGTCGCCTGAGCTGCCTATCTTCGCGGAGTCGCCTGAGCTGCCTATCTGCGCAAAGTTGCCTGAGCTGCCTATCTGCGCAAAGTTGCCTGAGCTGCCTATCTTCGCAAAGTTGCCTGAGCTGCCTATCTGCGCAAAGTCGCCTGAGCTGCCTATCTTCGCGGAGTCGCCTGAGCTGCCTATCTGCGCAAAGTTGCCTGAGCTGCCTATCTGCGCAAAGTTGCCTGAGCTGCCTATCTTCGCAAAGTTGCCTGAGCTGCCTATCTGCGCAAAGTCGCCTGAGCTGCCTATCTTCGCGGAGTCGCCTGAGCTGCCTATCTGCGCAAAGTTGCCTGAGCTGCCTATCTGCGCAAAGTTGCCTGAGCTGCCTATCCGCGCGTAGCTGCCTGAGCTGCCTATCTGCGCAAAGTTGCCTGAGCTGCCTATCTGCGCGGAGTTGCCTTTATTAACCTTATTACTCGGCATGCTCTTTATCGTTTTCTCGCACGCGAAATCAATGCAAGCCTTGATGAAACCGGAAAATCCGAGCTTTACACCGATTTTGATAGTGCTTGTTGCAAACTTCTGATTATCATCGGTAACAGGCTCGTCGATAGCTTCGACGGTCGTAAATTCGCTGAACTTACCGTCGTTACGCACAAGCGGGTAATAATTCAGCACGTCAAACGGATTAACGCAGTAGTGCGTAACCCCGCCGACGCATACGCCGTGCCCGTTTTTCTTGTAGGTTTTGCCTTCTTCATACTGATAACCCCTGCATACGAGTCCGGGGTCATAGGCTTTAAAGCCAAGTTTGTTGTCTGTCATGGTTATTCCCCTTTTACTTTCTTATCGCCTCGCGCATTTCCGATATCGGAATATCTAAAGCCGTTGTCAGCGCGATTGCGTTGCCGATTGTCCAGTTAACAGACGGTTTTTCAAGTATCGTGCTAAGCTGCGAGCGCGTTATATGCATCTTTTCCGCGAGCCGTGTAAGCGACATATCAAGCGCCGCTTTTCGGCCTAAAACGAGTTCCTTCAGCGGATCGCGCGGCACACGGTCAAAGCGTGTTTTCGGCATTGTGCACCTCCGCTCTGATATACCGTTCGCGCCTTTTAGCGCACTCGTCCTCGGCAGTGTTGGCAAACCACACAAGCGCCGATATTACGCCGCCGACGGCGAAAACAACGCCCATAACGGCTATGAAAAATAAAGCGATCATCATTTCCCTTACCTCACTCATCGAACCCGGGCAAAAGCTGCACGGTATCAAGCAGCAACTCAAGGTCACTGCGGCTAAGACCGGATTTGCGAATAATATTATTTACTCGCTCGATAGTTTCGGGATCATCCGTCACATATTCCTGTTTCGTGATGGGCGTATCGCGGTAGTAGTATTCCGTGCCTGTAGGTACGCTGTACACAAGATGTGAGTAAGCATACTCGATAGCCCTTGACGCTACTTCGGACAGTGAACGTCTTGTCTCTTCCGACATCTCGCAGACATGGGCATAAGCAACCATGCTGACGCGGATGCGCGGGTACTGCTTCTGCCCACCAACGCGAGTGCCGTTGTTACGGGGCATTACAAATTTGTCCATTTCTCTTGTCATTTTCTTTTCCCCTTTCCTATAGTTGGTTTTAATCAAGTACGGAAATCGTCTAAGCGGTATTCAGGCCGAACGCGAAGAGCTGTAACTATCAGCGCCAGCTCGTACCGGCTCAGCCCTGCACGGTTTAGGATGGCTTCAAGCTCTTCTATCCGCGCAGGGTCTTTTTCTATGAGCTCAAATCTGCGAAAATTCATCTTTCCTCCTTCCGCGCATAAACGCAATAAAAGCCTCACGCGGTATTTTTACGCGGTTGCCTACGATGATTACGTCAAAGCCCAGCAGCTCCGGGCGCTGCCTTGCCGCAACGCGGATAAGCTGAGGGTCAGAGTGCAGCACACTTGCCACCTGTGCCGGTGTCAGCGTTGTCGCGTCCATGCGTTCAACTTCTGATAGCGTCATGCGTTTTTTCTCCTTTCTGATTAATCTTTATCCTGATCTTTCTTCTCGGCCTGTGCCTCTGCCATATCCGCTACGCCGTTGGCATAGCCGTTGAAATACTGCTGCTTATCGGCAGGCAGCTTGCTGAAGATGTCGGCCATCGTCTTAATGGTCTGCTTTTCTTTTTCACTCATTTTTTCACCCTCTTTCTATTGCGATTGTTTACATTTTGTGATACACTCCTGTAAAAAGGAGGCTCTTTATTAATGGATTTCAACAAGATTTTTCTGTCCGATATGGACACTCGTATCATCCTTGCGGCTGATACCGCTGCTGTTGTACGTCTGCATCCTGCCGATGCAGGCCATTTGATTTCTCTCGGTTTTATAGCTCCTTATGCCTTATCAGAACGCACAGACGAATTTGTCATAACGTCTAACGGCTCGCGCTATTGTGAGTACTATCGTGAAAAGCAGGCCGAGAGAAAACGTTCAGAAGAATTTGCGCGTTTCTCGCGTAAAGTATCACTTGCGTCTTTGTCCGTGGCGATATGTAGCTTTCTGCTTTCTCTTTATGCGCTCTTCTTTAAATGAAGAGAAAGAGTTTTCAGCAATCGCAAGTATGATAATCATCCCCGTACCCACGCCAGCACCGAATGCTGCGAAAATACCCATGAGCAAATCAAGTTTATCTATGCTTACTTTCCTCACCCTCCTTTCTGTGTGTTGTGGTTGTTTCCCTTGGCAACATTAATATACCATTTTTATTTCCCTCTGTCAACATCTAAGTTAAATTTTTTTGCGTTTTTTGTTGACGTAGGGAACAGTTTATGATATATTAACATCGAAAGGTGGTGATAACATGAATGAAAGAATTAAATATGTTCGTGCAGAACGTGGATTAACACAAGAACAATTCGCCAACAAGATCGGATTAACGCGAAATTATGTTGCAAGGATTGAAATAGGGGAACGCACGCCCAGCGATCGTACCATATCAGATATATGTGAAAAATTCGGGGTAAACGAAAAATGGTTGCGTACTGGCATTGGAGAACCTTTCGAACCTGTAAGCAGATCGGATGAAATCGCAGCTTTTGTAGGTAAACTGGTTAATGACGGTTCGCCGATACAACAGGCTTTCATAACGGTGCTTGCACGGACTACGCCGGATGAATGGGCGCTGTTTGAAAGCAAGCTGCTTGAACTCGCAGCCGAAGTCAAAAATATAAAAAAAGAAACCGACCAATAAAGGCCGGTTTTTTTTGTTGCTGTGTTTACTTCATGTTAAGCAGCATAGTGTATACAAAATTTAATTCGCGGTTGTTCGCATCTTTCAGCAGTCGTTCAATTTCTTTAATCAGTATTTCCCGTTCTTCTTTTGCCGTCATCTTTGTTCTCCCTTCCATTTTTGCTCATTCTCTTATTTTGATATTATTTATCGTATATTATCTTGTAAAGATATTAGCACAATTGCGTATATTCGTCCATTCTTCTTATGCACAAACATAAAACATCCTTTTTGTGCAATTTGCGTGGTGGATTATATAGGCAATGTACACAAGCCGAGATTGCTGTTATTAAGCAATCAGCCGAAATTGTTGAAAATTGTGGAATTTCGCCGTCAACAGTGGTAATATTGTGTAGTAATTAAAATTAAGGGGGAATAGTATGGACATATTAAAAGGTGCTTTGAAAGGTGTCTTGTGCTTTGTTTTTGCAATTATAGCTGCCGTTTTTCTTTTTGGTTCAGACAAATTAAACATTGTAAATTTCATAGGCTTTTTGTTTTTTGCAGCGCTTGCGACTATGCTGATAATACCCCAAAACAAAAAACAAGAAAAAGAGCTTGAAAAGTTGCGTGGTATGCTAACAGATGAACAGCGCGACGCACTCGAAGTCCAAAAAGAACTCGAAGACCAAATCCAGCATGCCAAAACTGAGAAAGCATCCATTGACGCTGAACTGGTTACAGCAAAAAACAGTTTAGAAACTGCGCGGAAAGAATTGCAGAGTGTAAAGCAATCAATTGTTGAAACGAACGAAGAGGTTCTTTTACAAAGTTTCAACCTTTATACACCGCATTATGATTTCATGCGCGCCGATGACTATAAGGCGCGCTTGTTGCAAAACCGCGCGCAGCAAAAGGAAGCTATAAAGAACGGTGCAGCTGTTTTAGGATCAACTAAGTGGACTGTCAACGGCAGTTTAGCAAGCGGTCGTAAGATGGTTTCCGACATGCAAAAATTATTGCTACGGGCATTCAATTCCGAGTGCGACGATATTGTTGAGCATGTCAAGTATAACAACATCGAGGCCAGCGAAAAGCGCATATATAATTCACGAGAAGTTGTATCCAAATTAGGCCGAATTATGGACGTATCCATAACCAATAAGTATTACAAATTGAAAATTGACGAACTTCACCTTGCGTTTGAATGGCAGCAGAAAAAGCAGCAGGAAAAGGAAGAACAGCGTGAAGCCCGCGCCGCAGAACGTGAAGCTGCTAAACTGGCAAAAGAAATCGAAGCCGAAAGGTTGAAGCTAAGCAAAGCACAAACGCACTATCAAAATGCACTTGAAAAAATAAATAAGCAATTGGCGACCGCCAGTGAAGCAGATCGTACTGCGATAGAAGAAAAGAAAGCCCATATTGAAGCAGAGCTTGATAAGATCGACACTGCGTTCAAGGAAGTTGATTACCGTGAAGCAAACCAACGTGCCGGATACGTTTACATTATATCTAATATCGGCGCGTTCGGCGAAAACGTGTATAAAATCGGCATGACCCGCCGCCTTGACCCCTCAGACCGTGTTGACGAACTGGGCGATGCGTCCGTACCCTTTAAATTTGATATTCATGCAATGATATTTTCCGATGACGCGCCGAAGCTTGAAGCCGCACTGCACAATGCGTTTGCAGACCGCAAGCTGAATTTCGTGAACCAGCGCAGAGAATTCTTTAACGTCACTCTTGATGAGATTAAAAAAGTAGTTAAAGAAAACTTTGATAAGTCCGTCGAATTTATCGATACGCCCCCAGCCGAACAGTACCGTGAATCGTTGCTATTACGCGCACAGGCGAACGCAAATACATAGTTTTCAACTCACCCTGCCTGCCGCTGCAACCCGGTAGGCAGGGCTTGTAACAGATATCCCTTGTAAACCTTTTATCTGCTACGGTTATAGCGTAACAAAATGTACCTCCGAAATCTACAACGAAATCGCCGAAATGACGCTTTTTCAGTAGTTTCGCCAAAAACAAGAATACTTTGGAGATGATAATTAACCGTGCAATCGACTTATGAAATTCCCGATTTGACTGTGGTTTTCGCCAAAATCCGCAAAGGTAAGGACGCATCGGGGCTAACTAATCAGGAAATCGCCGACAAGTCCGGCATCGCGTACAACACCGTATGCAATATAACCGCCGGTACTGCAAAGCAGGTTTCGTTCCACAGTGTCGCCGCCATATGCGTTGTTCTCGGCCTATCGCTCGATGAAACGTTGGGTTTGCGCGACACCGATACTAACGACTATATCCGTGAGCTTGAGATTGAAAACGCCTGCGCAAAAAATGACGTTGAGCACCACAAGCGCATGAACGCCGTTTACAGGCCGCTGATCTTCTGCCTTGTCGGTGTATGCGCAATTCTGCTGTGCGTTGGCGTGGGATATATCATATTTGATATACAGCTAAAGAACATCGGCTTGTTCAAATCCGGCGGCTTAACTTTGCTGGCCGTGTTCCTGGCTATCGTGGTGCTTGCTGCCGTCGCCCTGATCGCCTTTGCGGTGAAAACCGTAATCCACGATGCCAAAACAGCGAAAAGCCCACAGGACTAATTCTGTGGGCATTATTCGCTATAAAATTATTTTCGGCGAATATCTAAGGGGGTTAAAGCGAATAATGAAATGCAAAAAATGCAAAGCCGATATACCGGAAGGTTCAAAATTCTGCAATATGTGCGGCGCACGTGTGGCAGCAGGCCGCAAGCCGAAATCTCGCGGTAATGGTACAGGCAGCGTCTACAAGCGCGGCAGTGGCTGGACTGTGGTAATCGTCGAAGGATATGTAATCGACGAAAACGGCAAAGTGCATCGCAAGACCCGTTCTAAGGCCGGTTTTAAGACGAAAAAAGAAGCTATAGAATATATACCTATCCTTAAACGAACGCCAGCTTCAAAGGCTAAAAACGCATCATTTACGCAGATGTATGAAGCGTGGTTACCCACGCACCGTGCCGGTAAAAACACAATAAACTGCTACAAATCAGCGTATAAATACTTTGAAGCCGTTTATCATTTAAACCTGCGCGATATCGAAATAGAAGATTTGCAGGAATGTATCGACGAATGCCCACACGGACGGCGCACCAAAGAAAACATGCGCGCACTATGCGGCCTTATCTACAAATATGCCATACCGCGCCATTATGCCGAGCTTAACTATGGTCAGTATTTAGCCGTTGACGGCAAACACAGCAGCAGACCCGGCCTGCCTGATGATGCGCTGCCGAAGCTGAAAGCGCACGTTAACGGCGTGTTCGGCGCGTCCTACGTCATTTGCCAGTGTTACTTAGGCTATCGCCCTACCGAGTTTGTCGCGCTGGATGCATCGCAGTACATCCGCGCTGAACGCGCATTTATAAACGGCATTAAAACCGAAGCCGGTATAGATCGTATCGTTACGATATCGCCGAAAATACAGCCGTACATCGACGCGCTGTTGCCGCCCGGCAAAACGTCCGGCGCGGTGTTCGTCGACAAGGACGGCAAAGCCTTTACCGTAGAACGCTACAGGGCTTTATTTTATAACGTGCTTGAAGCCTGCGGCATAGATAATCCCACCCGAGAACGCGACGGAAAAACCTTTTATACATACACGCCGCACAGTTGCCGTCACACGTTTGCTACCCTTATGAAGCGTGTAAAGGGCGCGGATAAAGACAAGCTTGAATTGATCGGGCACACCAGTGATGATATGTTAAGGTATTATCAGGATGTAAATTACACTGATTTGCGCAAAATAACCGATGCTTTGTGAAAAAAACGTGTTGCGCTATTACAGACATATTACAGACAAGGCCATTTTTCAGCAGAAATGCAAGGTTCAAATTTAGTAACTTTTCAGGGCAAAACATACCCGTAAACGCAAAAAAGACCCGAAAGTTTACACTTTCGAGCCTTATTTGTTTGGTGGAGATAAGCGGGATCGAACCGCTGACCTCTTGA